GAATAAAAGTATTTAAGGAAAAAATATTTGATTTATTTAAAGAGGAGGAAAGGTTTAGGCAATTAGGAGAAAAAGCAGAAATAAAGAATCAACAAACATTAATTAGAATAAAAGCTGATGCTGCTATAGATGCTATAGAGATAAAAAAGAACGAGTTTATTGAAGATGAAAAAATTAGATTAGATAATTTTAATAAACAGTCTAAACAAGATGAAGAAAGAGAAGTTAAAAAGGCAGAAAAATCTGGTGCAAGTGTTCAGGCTGTTAGAAACAGGTATGCTAAACAAAGAGAAAATGCTAAAGAAACATCAGACCAATCTATAGTAAATGCAGAACAAGAATTTAGAAATGCTCAACTAGTTATTTCAAGTTCTTATTTTTTACAACTTGATGCTTTTAGAAAAGAAGATGAAAGGAAAGCTATTCTTAGAAAAGAAAATCTATTAATGAATGAATCTGAAGCTATATTAGCTTTTAATGCATCTATGGCAAGTACAGAACTTGGAAGAATAATGATTCAAGAAGATTTAGAACAAAAAAGACATGATAATCAAATAAAAAGAATAAATCAAGAAATAGAAGAAAGGAAAAGACAAGGTAAATCCTTTTTAGATTTAGAAGAGAAGAAAAAAATAGAAGAAGGTAAAAACCAAAGAGAAAAGACCAAATTAACTAAAGCTGGAGAAGATGCTAGATTAAATATAATGAATTTTGCTGCTGATGCTGCAATAGCTATAGCAGGAAAAGGTTCTGCTTTAGGTAAAAGTATAGCTGTTGCAATGGCAATTATAAACACAAGAAAAGCTATTACAGAAGCTTTAGGGGATAAAGAGGTGCCTAGTTTCTTTAGAATACTTCACGCTACTGCAATAGGTGCTTTTGGTTTTAAACAAGTAAAAGACATAATGGCTACTAAACTTCCAGTCGGAGACAAGGGTGGTGGTGCAGGTTCTGTTTCTGTATCAGCTCCAGACTTCAACGTAGTAGGTCAAGGTGCAGGTAGTCAATTAGCTGGTGTGGTTGGTGCTAGGTTTGGTGAACCAATAAAAGCTTATGTGTTAAGTTCTGATGTTAGTTCAGCACAAGAACTAGATAGAAAAATAGACTCAACAGCTACAATAGGATAAATAAAACAAAATACAAAAATAAAAGTTATCATATTATGAAAACAATAGAACTATATATTGATGAAGAGAACGAATTTAGTGGAATAGAAGCTATAAGCGTTGTCGAGAATCCAGCAATAGAAGAAGACTTTATTGCATTAAAGAAACAACAAGTAAAACTTGCTGAAGTAGATAAAGAGAAAAGAATCTTAATGGGTGCTGCTCTTATACCTAATAAAAAAATATACAGAACTAATGGAGAAGATGAGTATAATATATTCTTTAGTGAGGACACTGTTAGGAAAGCATCTGAATTATTCTTATCAAGAGGCAAACAAAACAATTCAACTTTAGAACACGACGTTAAACTCAATGGGTTATCTGTTGTAGAATCTTGGATTATAGAAGATAAAAAGAAAGACAAGTCAAGAAAATATGGTTTTGATTTACCTATAGGAACTTGGATGGTATCTGTAAAAGTGAATAATGATGAAGTATGGAACAACTTTGTAAAAGAAGGTAAAGTAAAAGGATTTTCTATAGAAGGTTTCTTTGCTGATAAGTTAGATGAAAGACCAAAAGAAAGTGTAGAAGAAGACTTTGATGAAATGGAAGCTTTATCTAAATTATATGAAATGGAAGAAGCATTCTTAGATTCACAAGAAGTAGAATTAGAATCATATAACGACTATCCACAAGGTGCAGTAAACAATGCAAAGAGAGCGTTAAAGTATAAAAAGGAAAATGGTAGTTCTTGTGGAACTTCCGTAGGATGGAGAAGAGCTTCACAATTAGCTAATAAACAAAAAATAACAAGGTCCACGATTGCTAGAATGGCTAGTTTTAAAAGACATCAACAAAACAAAGACGTACCATACTCTGAAGGATGTGGAGGAATAATGTGGGATGCTTGGGGTGGTTCTGCTGGTGTTAACTGGGCTATATCTAAACTTAAAAGGATAGACAAGAAAGTAAACAATTCAGTTACTGCATTATACTCTGAAATAATAAATGATGATTATGCTATTATAGATGATAGATTAGCATACTCTTCTGAAGAGAAAGCATTAGAAATGGCTAAAGACATAGGATGTGAATTAATACACGAGCATGAGTATGAAGGAAAGATGTGGTATATGCCTTGTGAATCACATTCAGTAGAAGCTGGAGCAACTACTAAGAGTCCTTGTTGGGATGGCTATGAGCAAAAAGGTTATCAAATTATAGATGGTAAAAAAAGACCTAATTGCGTTAAGAAAAAGTGAGATGAGAAGAAGATATAAAAAAACACCAAGTAGAACAAGTCCTCGTTCATCAAGAAGAGGATGTTTATGTAAAGATGGAACATATTCAACGAAATGTTGTGATGGTTCTTTACAAGCTCAAGGCATAGGCAATATAAGTGGAGAAGCTACTGTTGGAGATGAGTATTATTATAGGGTGCAAAGATGTGGTCATTCAATGCACAAAGAAATACATTTACACGATACACAATTAGTTGTAGGTAATATTTATTACTTAGAGTTTGAAAACTCAGGTCATAGTAATTGTTATACTGTACTCAATGTTTCTGCTAGTGGAGAACACCATATAGAATCAGCTACACTGTATGATGATTGTGATGCTTGTACAGCAGCTAACTAAAAATACAACAAAAATAAAAGCTTGAGGTTATCAAGTTATACTGTTAATTTAAATCAATAATATATGAAAGCTACCGACATCGTAGACAAATTTAAGAAAATCTTACTATCTGAGACTGAAGAAAAAGTCGAAGAGATAGAAGTACAAGAAGATGTACAATTAGCTGAAGAAGTTATCGAAGAAGTAAAAGATGAAGTTTCTGATGAGATTCCTGTAGAGGAGATTGAAGAAGAAAATTTATATGCTACTAAAGAAGAACTTTCTAAAGCTATTGCTGAAGTAAAAGCAATGTACGACCAATTAATGGAATCAATGAGTGACGAAAAGTCTCCTGAAGTTCCAGAAGAATTGAGTTCTGAAGAAGTATCAGAAGAAAGTGAAGTGGAGTTATCTTCACAGGAACCAGAAGTAGAGCCTATTGCTCATTCTCCTGAGTCCAACGTAGAAAAAAACAATGTTCATTTATATGGTCAAAACAGACCACAAACAATAATGGATAGAGTACTAAACAAAATATCATAATAAAACCAAAACTAAAATAATTAAAAATGGCTACTACAACTTCAATTACAAGTACTTATGCTGGAGAGTTTGCTGGAAAGTATATCTCTGCTGCATTATTATCTGGTTCTACTATAGAAAATGGTGGAATTTCAGTAAAACCTAATGTGAAATTTAAGGAAGTAATCAAAAAGGTCGCTACAAGTGGACTTATTGCTAATGCTTCATGTGATTTTGCTGACACAGGTTCAGTAACATTAACTGAAAGAATCCTTCAACCAGAAGAGTTCCAAGTTAATATTGAACTATGTAAAAAAGACTTCCGTTCTGATTGGGAAGCTGTACAAATGGGATATTCTTCATTTGACAAATTACCTCCAAAATTTAGTGATTTCTTAATCTCTCACGTTGCTGCTAAAGTTGCTGAGAAGACTGAGCAAAACATCTGGAGTGGAGTTAACGCTAACGCAGGTGAATTTGATGGATTCTCTACTTTATTAGCTGCTGATTCTGATGTTATAGATGTAACTGGTTCTGCAATTACTTCTGCTAACGTAATCGCTGAATTAGGTTCTATCGTAGATGCAATTCCTTCTTCTTTATACGGACAAGAAGATATGTATGTATATGTATCTCAAAACATCGCTAGAGCTTATGTAAGAAGCTTAGGTGGATTTGGAGCTTCTGGATTAGGTGCTGCTGGTACAAACTCTCAAGGAACTCAATGGTGGAACAATGGCTCATTAAGCTTTGATGGTGTAAAACTATTTGTTGCTAATGGATTAGCTGATGACACTGCTGTTGCTGCTGAAAAATCTAACCTATACTTTGGAACAGGTCTTTTATCTGACCACAACGAAGTAAAAGTTATCGATATGGGTGACTTAGATGGTTCTCAAAATGTAAGAGTAATCATGAGGTTTACAAGTGGAGTACAATACGGAATCGGAGGAGATATCGTATACAGAGTAAACGCTTAATAATAATTAAATAAAGGGTGGGCTTAACCACTCACCCTTTTAATACTAACTTTTAAAAAACTAATAATATGTCTTGTAATTTAACACTATATAGAACAGAACCTTGTAAAGACAGCGTTGGTGGGTTAGATAAAGTTTACTTCGTCAATTATGACAGTTCACTGTATTCAAACATTACGTTTGACACTACTAATACAGATGCCATAGAGTCAATCACTGGAACTCCATCTGCATACGAATATGACATTAAAGGAACTTCTTCTTTCACTCAAAACATTCAAGCAAGTAGAGAAAATGGAACTACTGCTTTTGAACAAGTTCTTGAACTTACTTTACACAAATTAACTATTGCTGACCACAAAGAATTAAAGTTATTATCTTTTAACAGACCTCACGTTATAATAAAAGACAATAATGGAAATTATTTCTTATCAGGTATTGAGCATGGTATGGACGTTTCTGGTGGTACTATCGTAACAGGTGGTGCTATGGGAGACTTAAGTGGTTACACTTTAACTTTA